CTGTCAGGATACAAGGAAACGGAAACGCCAAGCACTGTTCGCAGTTGTGCTGTTGAAATGATACTTGGCATTTCCGTTCCTTTCGTTCGGCTGCGCTACGCTCGGGAGGATACGTAGCGCATGATTAATGTGGGTTTCTTATGAAACCATGTAACGGTAAGAACCTGCGCCAAGCTTTGTAGCTACTGCGCCGTAACCGTAGTATGCAACGTTGACCTGACCTGTGTTGATCACGTTTGTTGATAATTGCAGACGTGGAGACTCATACCATGTGTAGGCCGTTGGATTAACAACGATCAATGTGTTGTCGCCAATTCCTGAACCGTCTGTAAGTGCAGTTGAAACGCGAAGATTCAAACCAAGTAGGTTTCCACGAATTGCTGTTGCAGTCAATGTACCGCCAGCGTTCTGTGGGTTAATTGTCTGTTGGAAAATTGGACGGTTTGAATTGTCAACCAAGCCCATAAGTGCGCCCCACTGCTCAGGTGAAACAACAATGTTTTGAGCAAAGCCCAATGTTCCCTTGTAGATTGAAACTGCTGCGTCTGAAACAAAGTCAGCAACCAAAGCACCAGTTGTCAATGCTGCGCGGTTTCCGCCGTCTGTTCCACCATTAATCAGTGCTGTTCCGACCGCAACATCTGTTGACTTTGCGTATGCGTATTCCATTTGACGGACAAGCTCATCAAAAAACGCTGGTGAGCTGCGATCTAGAATTTCCAGGCTGAATGTCTGCTGTCCAATGAACTTTTGAACATTTACTGAAACAAACGCGCTGTTCATGTCTGTGTTTGACGGTGTGCCGCCTTCAGACGCTACTGCGACTGTTGGTGCGACCGTGATTTTAGGAATTTCAAAAGTCATACCAGCGTCAGGCAATGCGCCTGTGCTGATTGAATCGATAAATGGTCGATCTGCATTTGAAATGCCGTTGATAACTTCTGTTAGCTGACGTGTTGGTACAAGGCCAGCATTGTCTGTTGTGTCTGCTGCTGCTGCAACATATAACTTTGATTGCTCGTTGCCTAGTGTTGCACGTACTGAGTGCTCTAGGTAAGTCGCCTTGTTTACGATTGGTGTGCGTACGCGCTGTGAATCTAGCGGGTTCGCAAGGGCGGCTGGCTTAGCAGCTGCGGTTATTGACTGTGCGGCTTCTACCGTCTCTGCGGTTGAAGCGTCCTTGACGGTGTCTTCCACTTCGTCTCCTTCGGTTGTTGTTGATTCAGGTTCGATTGTCGAATCTGAAATTTGGTCTTCCTCTGTTGCCGCGACTGACTCGACGCGTGCTGATCGGATCGCTGGCTCTGATGTCAATGCCACACCAGTCAATTCGCCCTTCAAAATGCGAACTGTGCCGTCTTTCAATGTTTCGTATTCGTCAAACATAACTTCGACGCTAAAACCGTCGCGCAAACCTTCTTGAGCTTCAACTAATGCGTCGTTGCCAGCCGTGGTTTCAGCGATTTTGAAAGTCGCGTCAATTCCTTCTTTGCTTGCAGAAATTGAAAGTGTTTTGCCAATACGACGTGTGCGGTCATGTTCCAGGTTTAGCAAAACTGCCGTTGGCTCAATTGATCCTTGTGCAAACTGCACTTTGCCAATTGAAGCACTGCCTGTTTCTTCAAAAGTCACAATGCGACCTGAGATTGTGCGGCTGTTGGAATCAGCTGCAATAATTTGCATGGGTGTGATTACTTTTTTGCTCATAGCAGCATGTCTTCTTCCTCGCGTATTTCGTCGATCGACATTGCGCCGATACGGTTCAAGATTTCATAAACTTGCGCTCTTTCCATAGGGTTACCACGTAGGAAATCGTCCAAGTCAAATTTTACTGCGTTGCCAGCAGGCGTAAAGTCTGCAAATGACAAACGTTCTTCAATGATTGACATGTAACTGCGAAACGCAAAATCAACCAGGTCGCGTCGCTTGTCTAGGGCGTTTGCGTATGTAAATGATGACTGTTGTGAATCAGTAAAATACGCTGGCATGTTACATGCACGGCTTAATTCTAAAGCTACATAATTGCGTGCTTCGTTCAGCTGTAAATTCTTTGGATCATAACCCAAAGTTTCCAAAGTCACGTCAGCGTTTAAAAATGCCGTTGATTTGTTGGAACGTGCTAACCGCCAAGCGTTAAGCAATGCACTAATGCGATCTGCGGGCAATGATGTGCCGTTTGACTTCAACACCATTTGTGGGATTGGCTCAATGGCAAAATTCATGCTTGCTTTTTCTAAAGCTGCCGCGGCCTTGATTGTGCGACCTGCACGACCTAATAAACCTTCCTGGGTATTAGGAAAAACAACCAGGTTGACAGAATCGATTGAGCTGCCGTCAATTCGGTACGCTGTAATTTCAGTGCTGGTTCGATCTAATGTAAAAGTTACGCGTTCAGGTGCAATGCGTTCCATTGCTCTGATTTTGCCTGTGTCTGCATAACGATCGGTCACATAGCAATAAGCGTTAGGGTGGAAAAATAAATCTGAGATAATCCATGACCAAAACGTTACCCCTGGAATACGTGGGTCAGGTTGATTGATAACACGCGGCTGTGTGACCTTTTCGCCTGTTGCGACGTTGCGTGTGTGCATAGGCAATGAAGCAATAGTTTGAATAATGCCTAAAGCTCTAGCAATTGTTGGCACGGACATTGCTTCGGCACGGTTGGCCGTTGAAATGCCGTAATAGAAAAAATTGTTGTTTTCTGAATAGTACGGTGCAAGGTCAGCGTCAACCGTCTTTTTTTCGGCAGCCTCAACCTTTTTAGGTACAAATAAATCAAGAAATCCCATGCCCAAATTGTGTCAGGCTTATACGATCAACCCACCATGATGTCAAGATCATTCGTTGGGCGTGTCGCAAAATGTGTAACCAATGCTGTTGCCACTGCGCCACACACAACCGACTTCGACGCACGCCTTCCAATAACCCAGCCGCCGTCACCGCGACGCAATTGCACCGCAGATAAAACTTCATCTGTCAATTGTGATTGTCCCCTGTGTTTTAAACGACCGCTATTGATCGCAGACAACAATTCGTCGCAAGCTTGCGGATAAGCACCGTCCATGTCAAAAATGGCAATGCCAGCGGGTGCAAGGCGGGCTGCAACCGCCCCACTTGTTTTTCGTGAATACAAAACGTATTCGACGGCATACTTGCGAGCGTAATCTGCTAAATCGTTGGCCACGGCCTTATCATCTAGCTGCAAGTCATTTGCCCAGGTATGTAGAAGCTTTACAACAAAGCTTTCGTCATTTATCTTTTGGCCGCCGACAAGCGACGCAAATTTTCTGCACGGCGAAAGATCAATAGCCAGCCAGGTTTGTTTGTCAGGGTCAAGATCGACGTTTTTGTCAAGACAATTTGCCCATGACGCAGAATCGACCGCGCTGGAGATTGCTACAACCCAGCGGCACAAAACCTCGGTCATAACAACGTCGGCTGGATCGTTTAAAACTGACCTAATGTTGTCTTCGTGAATTGTTATGCCCATTGCTGGATTGCTGTGCCGTGCATTTTCAACACTTATTTCGTCCGTCGGTGCTGACCACTCAAAATACCCGATCTCATCATCTGCCCCAGCAATTTTGGCCAATGCTCTTTCGCGAAAAGCATTTAACACAACCGAACTGGAATCACCCGCATTTGTGTAGCTCATAACTAAAGGATTGCGAGCGGCCATAAGGGTGTAACGCAATGACGCAAATGATTCAAGATCAGTCATTTCGCGCAATTCGTCCAGGTGGATCGTTTCGGGACGTGATACACCGCGAGCAGCTGATCCACCAGCTTTGACCATAAACCGCGTGCCATGCAATGTTTCGATTTCTTCAGCACCATGCGCCCAGCGAATACGTTTGACCTGTTTAGCCAATGATTCGTTAGCTTCGATCAATGAGACTAAAGCTCTAAATTGTTCCAGGGACGTTGCCAGTCTGTGAGCTGATCCAATTTGCAGCGGCTCATTCCACAAAAACAAACCGCCAAGAATTCTAATCTGTTGTAAAAATGACTTACCGTTTTGCCTGGCTACGACGCAGACATTGATTGGCGTTGCCCAGCGACCGTCGGGTTTTACTTTATGGCTGTGGATTAGGAAGAATTTTTGCCATTCCATAAGCTCAACGCCAATGCTGGTGGCCAAATCGATCAGCTCATGCCCTTTTGAAGGCAAATCATTGAGCGGCGTGTGGATTCTAGGCGTAAAAATGCCAAAAACGCCTTCTGTGTCCCTACCCAAAACCGTTGTGAGCCGATTTAAGACCTCTTTAGGCAGGACGTGACCTTCTGTGACCTTCCTAGTCATTTTCGTGGCTCTTTGAGTCGTTTTGGGGCAAATTTGGACAA